CAAGGAGCAGCAAGCGCACTTCGACAAAATGATAAAGCATTTCGTTGTTGAGACACAGCAAAATACAATCACTGCCGTTAACGAAGCGGTGAAGTTGCAGAAGCTAATTCAGATTGCGTGCGGCGTGGCGTATGACGATCTAGGGAACCACGTTGAGCTTGACTGCTCGCCTCGCGTGCAGCTGGTCAAAGATATTATTGAAGAGGTGGAAGGTAAGGTTATTGTTTTCGTACCCTTAACGGGCACGCTCAATCTTTTGGAGCGAGAACTGTCAAAAATTTACACCGTCGGCGTGGTCAATGGGGCTGTGTCCGCTACGAAACGTAACCAAATCTTCCATGATTTTCAACACACTAGCGATCCTCGTATCTTGATCGCACACCCTGCTACCATGGCTCACGGTCTTACCTTGACAGCCGCTAGCACCATCGTATGGTATGGTCCTGTTAACAGTAACGAAATTTATACCCAAGCCAATGGTAGAATTGAACGCATCGGTAAGCGGCACGCTGCCAATGTGTTTCACATCGAAGCAACGCGTATTGAACGCGCTGTGTACGAACGCCTGAAAAACAAACAAACGCTACAAGGCGTTCTCTTAGATATGCTTAGAACAGAGAGGTAACAAATGGAGTATACCAGAGAGGAAGATGAGTTACACCTGAGCGTGTTGACACTTTTTAAAGACGGTATGAGCCTAACTAAGATTGCAAAAACCACGGGGCTCTCTCGATACGCTGTTACAAAAGTGATCGACCGCGACCACAAAGAGTTTCCGGATGAGCCTTTACGGCGTGAGCCGCAGACGGAGGATGCGTGATGGAGTGGGTCAAAGACGAAGACGACGAAGACAACGAAGTCCCCCAAATCCTGGCAGTAAACCTCGAAGAAAATTGTGTGTTGTTCGACAGCGGTGACGTCGTGCCCATCTCGGTGTGGTTTGATTCTGATGGCGAAGATATCGAGCCTAAGCCGGAGAATAGAGACCAGTTAGCTGCGTTTGTTGTCCGGTATCAAGATAGCTGGCACGTCGGTATCTACAGCGACACAACATTTGATAGTTCGGGTATGCTGCAATGACTGTAAAGATTGAGGATGTCGTTAAGAAATATATGGCTTTACGAACCAAGAAAGAGGAGCTTGAGAGAGAAACAAAAGACAGGGTGGCTGAAGTTAAATCAGCCATGGAAAAGCTTGAAGCGTATCTTCTACAACGTATGGCAGAAGACGGCGTTACGTCTTTCAAAACTCCATACGGCACAGCATTCTCGACAGAGAAAGAGTTTGCAGGTGTTGCCGACTGGCAGGAGATTATTGATTACGTAAAGCTGAACGACGCGTTCCACCTACTGGAAAAGCGCGTAAGTAAATCGGCTATTCGTGCATGGATGGATGAAGGGAATCCCCTGCCTCCCGGCGTGAACTGGACTACTGAACGCGATGTAAATATTCGCAAACCTTCCAACAACGTATGAGGAATAACAAATGACTAATGCTATTGTCCCGACCAACGTCAAAATCCCTGCCCACCTCGCTAAGTACGCGCAACACAACAGCGGTCTTAGCAGTGCAATTTCCGCTGGTATCGGTGGTAGTGGGCCAGAGTACCCACGCATTTCGATTAAGGGCTCGCGCTTCCGCATTGTTGAAGAAGGTCAAGAACATGTGCTCCCCGAGACCACGTTGAATGTGGTTATCGTAGGCGCTAATCCGAACCTCTCGAAAGCGTGGTATGCAAAGGCGTGGAACCCAGACGACGAACCTGCCGGGCCGGATTGCTATTCACTCAACGGCCTTTCGCCCCATCTGGAATCCCAAAATCCGCAGTCCGATAAGTGTTCTATGTGCAAACAAAACCAGTGGGGTAGCAAAATTACCCCCGCTGGTCAGAAGATCAAAGCTTGCTCTGACAAAAAGCGTCTCGCTGTCGTTGCGGCCAACGATCCGAGCGGGCCAGTTTATTTGCTGGAAGTGACTCCCGCTGCGCTTAAAGGTCTGTCGCAGTACCAACGTGAGTTGACTACGCGCGGTATTATGTTGGAGATTGTGACGACGGCGGTGAGCTTCGATACTGACGCGAGCTTTCCAAAACTAAAGTTCGCGTTTGCCGGGTTTAACTCTGAAGAAACCCAGGAAGCTGTGACTCCGCTGTTTGGTTCTGAGTCAGTGATGGAGATTACTGGTGAAGCCCAGCCCGAGCGCTTGGAGGTCGCGCCGATTCAACCAGCCAAGCCGGTCTTGGTCCGCGCGACAAACAAACCTGCACCTAATCCTGCACCTGTTGAAGAGACGGTTGAAGAGGTTGAAGTTGAGGTTATCCCGCCAAAGGTAGCAACAAAGGCCCGTGGTTTTGGAGGCGCTGCGGCCAACGGTCAAGTTGATCCTACTCCCGCGAAGGGCGGTGCGGCTTCGGCGAAGTTGCGTCTGCTAGTCTCGCAGATGAGATCGCTTCGCTGATCGGAGACATGGGCGATGACGACTAAGCTAGACTTCAATAAAGTAGAAGCGCTACGCAAGCATATGTTGTTGTCGGTAAGGGGTATGGCGCAGATTCTGCGAACGTCACGGCAGAATTATTATAACTGGAAATCTGCGAGGTCATACCCTACGCCGAATGCAGAAGCGGCATTAAAGTCTCGCATCAAGAAGATGTTAACCGTGGTCAATGAACATAGTTGGCCAACAGCTGATATCATCATGGCGACACACAGCCAACGAGTCAAAAAGCTGCTTGCGCTACTAGAAACGGACTCATAAGGTGGGGGGCTTCGGCCCCCCACAGCACACGAGGTAATGGATGAATACGCTGGAGTTTTTGCGGCGTGTTCTGCCCGAGAGTGGCTGGTATTGCGTAGGCGTTGCGCTACCGAACAGTAAGTTTAAGCACAAATTTTCTCAGTCGCTTGAAGAAGTGGCTGAGTATTCGAAGCGAATTAGTGCTGGTGGCTACGATGTTTACTACGCAGTTTCATCTTTCAAAGATGCAAACTCTCGTCGGCAACACAACGTACAAGAAACTAGAATTTTCTTTATAGACGTAGACGTTGGCAAAGACAGAAACTCATATGCCAACAAGCGCGAGGCTCTTACAGCCGTCTTAGAATTTGTGCAGCGTAACCAACTGCCAAAGCCCATGATCGTATCATCGGGCAAAGGCTTTCATATTTACTGGGCGCTAAAGACTCCGCTTTCGTTTTACGAGTGGAAGCCACGCGCAGAAGCGCTTAAAGCGCTCGCCATTGCGCAAGGACTGATTATTGACCCAGCGGTGCCGGGCGACAGCGCTCGCGTCCTGCGGGCTCCTGGGACGCTCCACGTTGGTTCTGGTTCTACAGTTAAGGTTGTGGTGCCTGCTGAGGCGATTGACCTTAGCGAGTTTAGTATCGCGCCTGCACCGCCGATGGCTAATAAACCTCGCGGTCTTCTGTCCAACTTAAAAGTTAGTAGCGATTTTCCGCCAGCGGTCGCCGATATTGTTGCATCAAAGTGCAAACAAATTAATTGGGCGATCAACAATCAAAGCGAAGTCGAAGAACCGTTTTGGTACGCGCTGCTTGGTATCGCCGCGTTCACACAAAATCCAGAAGAGACCGCTATTGCGTGGAGCAGCAACCACCCTGATTTCTCCGAACAACAAACAATCAATAAGCTAGAGCAATGGAAAGCCAAAGCAGATGGGCCTTCGACGTGCGCGCGTTTTGAAGCGCTGCGCCCCAGTGGCTGCAAAGGTTGTCCGTTCCAGGGGAAGATAACTTCTCCATGCCGTCTTGGTGCGCAGTTTCAAGAGGTTGGTACGGACCCAGACGCTCCAGATACAAGCGTAACTAGTGTGCCAGTGCCGAGACCTTTTAAGCGGACAGCGCGAGGCATAGCCTACACCATAGAAGATACTGATGTGGACGTATGTCCGTTCGATATTTATCCGGTCAGCTATGGTAGGGATGAAGGGTTAGGGTATGAAGTCGTTCGTTTCAATTGGAAACGCCCCCATGTAGGGTGGACTCCTCTTGTAATGCGGCAGGCTTTGCTAACTGAAGGGCATAGAGATTTCGCTGCTGCGTGCGCAGATCAGGGGATTGTGTTACCAAGCAAAAAACAAACTGAGGTTTTTCAACTCATGCTTCGTGCATACATGGAAGAACTAAAAAAGATTCGTAGTCTTACTAACCTCTATACAACTATGGGGTGGAAGGAAGACCACGATCAGTTTGTTATTGGAGAATACGTAATTCGCCCTGAGGGGCAAAGCGTTATTGAAGAGCGGTCCACGCTGGCTGCTAACGCTTCACGTAACAGCGGAGATATGTTTGGCGTTTCCGGATCACTCGACACGTGGGTTAACGCGACATCTATCCTAGAGAAGGCCGTAATGCCATGGCATATGTTTGCTCTCGGTGTTGGGTTCAGCGCACCGCTCTATGCATTCGGCGGTCTTAAGGGGCTGACCATCTCTCTTTACGGTGAGACTGGCGGAGGCAAGACGCTCATCCAATACTGGATTCAGAGCATCTATGGTAACCCAGATCGCCTGCACTTTGCCGCTAAGTACACGCAGAACACGCTGTTCAGCCGTCTCGGTAGCTACTCAAATTTGCCTATGACTATCGACGAAGCTACCATGCTGCAAGATAAAGAGGTGGGTGATTTCCTTTACTGGGTTAGCCAAGGGCGGGATAAGGCGCGGTTGAACCGCAATTCAGAAGAACGCGACGCGAAGACATGGGCAACGCCAGTCGTGATCTCTACTAATAAATCTATCCAGGCAAAACTTATCTCTTCTGGTCTGGACACGGACGCGCAGATGGCGCGGCTTTTGGAAGTGACTATCCCGCCACACACGTTGTTCTCCAAGGACAGCACGGTCGGTAAGAAGATTTACCACCATCTA